TGGGTACCTGAGATCTTTATAACATCACCGTGGGTGACATTTTCTGTTCTCTATTTGCGTAGGTATGAAATTCTTGATCGTAGATGGAAGGTATTAATGGTGTATGCTTATTGTTTTACTGTATCTGCTTGGTGGTTCATCAATGGTTGGTTTCTATCTGGTTTTATCATCTTTTACACCACCATTTCAGTTATTGCTGTAATTTTATACTATGAGAAGCAAGCTGTTAAGCAGGAACTGTTGCAACGAAACAATGCACTGCCGACGTATGTCAAGATTTTCAAAGAGCATTCCGGTAAAGCGCTATTAGGTGTCGGATTGTTCGGCCTTTATTATGTTTTCCGGTGGATTTATAGTGTAAAGAAGGTCTTTTCTCCACAGGGTAATTTGACCCCTCAATCTATGGAAGATATCAAAGAACGCGATGATGAACCAAATGTTTGGGCCTCTCATTATATTTCCCCATTACCTATGAGTACCGCATCGAAAACCACAACTGCTCATGATTTAGCTAATAAGTGCACTGAAAATCTTGTGTACATTGAAAGTTCTAAGTACTTCATTCGTGGGTTTCTAATCGAAAGCAACTTTATGATTATTCCTGCCCATTTCGTTAAGAAACATTGGGAAGAAGGATATAGTGATTTCGATATTCGTTGTTGGAGAAGGAATCCAAAAATGACTGGTGGTTATTTCCGCGACAAGGTTGCTAAGGAGTATACATACTTAGTTCCTGGTACAGATTTTGCAATTTGCTATACTCCTAATTCAGGAAGTATGGGGGACATGCGCAAGTTCTTGCCTATAGGTGCTGTAACAGATTCGGACGCCACCTTTATTTTAAAGGAGAAGAGTGGTGACATTGAGTTTGCAAAAACATTTTACCGACACGAAGAGACCGGAATCGATCATTATTCCATGCAAAATATTCCTGGGGGAACTTATAGATTGCCCTTTGATACTGCTGAGGGTATGTGCATGTCACCTCTTGTTTCTCGCGGGAAAGGGACAACTATTCTCGGCTTTCATTTGTGTGGTCAAGGCTGTACAGGTGGGTGTGGCTATTTGACATTCGATCAAGTTGAGACTGGCCTGGTACATCTTGCTGAGATTCCTGGCGTTGTTAGAACTGTGAGCCAGGGGATGTTGCCGAAAGATCAATATGGCATCAAATTGATTGAGGAAGGGGAGGTACACCGGAAGAGTGCGACTCGTTTCTTAAGTGAGGGGTGTTCTATTGAAATTTACGGTCCAACCTCTGGAAGGGCCACGCCAAGTTCTTCTGTGATTCCAACGATAATTTCCGACATTGTTGCGGACGTTACGGGGGTACCACAGCAATGGGGTCCACCCAAAGTGAAGGGTGAAGGCGTCTACCCATACCAGGTGGCGTTGGAACAATTATCTCATCCATCTTTATCTCTGGGCAGTATTGTTGTTAAAGCTGTGCGCTGTTATCGTATGCAATTCTTAAAAATATTTAAAAAGTTACCTGAATTATTTGAGGAGTGCAAACCCCTAACACAAGTTCAAACAGTTTGTGGAATTGTTGGAAGGCGTTTTATTGATGCAATGAATTTTGACACCTCACCTGGATGGCCTTTAACCGGGAAGAAGGTTAAGCTCCTAATTGACCTCAATCCTAGCGAGTACCCAGACAGTGGTAAACCCAGGACATTTGTCCCAGAAATCTGGGAGGAAGTGGAGCGCATTAAGAGAGTGTTGTTATCTGGGGAGCGCTGCTACTGTGTTTGGAAGGCATGTTTAAAAGATGAACCAACAAGATTGACTAAGGATAAGGTGCGCGTTTTTCAGAGCGCACCTCTCCC